ACGCGGCGTGTAGTAGGCAAATATTCAGGCCTCATCCTCCAGATCGCAGACGGCAAGACCTGGGCTGACCCAGTGCGTGGCCGCGCAGCGCGCAGGCTGGTAAAGATCATTCCTGCATGGGAAGGCCAGCTCACCGTGCTTGAATGGGGCATGGACGAGACAAACAGCGAGACGTTCGGCAACCCCACCATGTTCGCGTTCCGCGAATCGGCAGTCGGTGACAATACAACAGGATCGCCAGGCAGAAACCTCACGGTCCATCCTGATCGGGTGATCATCCTCGGCGACATCATCAACGGCATCCCGCTGCTGCGCGCTGGATTTAACGATTTCGTCAGCCTGGAAAAGATTCTTGGCGGTTCTGGCGAATCGTTCCTGAAGAACGCCGCTCGACAGATCAACATCAACTTCGATGCCAAGGCTCAGCTATCCGATATCGCAGCCGCCCACGGCGTGCCGGTCAAGGATCTGCGCAAGATATTCGATAACGTCACCGAAGGGCTTAACCAGGGTATTGATCAGACGCTAATGACCCAGGCCGCAACAGTCACTCCCATGGTCTCTAGCGTTCCAGCTCCGCAAGAGCACTTCAATATGATGGTGATGTCGGCGGCTGCATCGGTGATGATCCCGGTTATGGTATGGATCGGCAGCCAAACGGGCGAGCGGGCCTCCGGCGAGGACCAGAAGGATTGGAACAAGACGATTCAGGGGCGCAGGTGCCAGCTCCTGTCTTCTGACATTGAGACGGTAGTGGCGCGTCTGATGCAGCTTAACCTTATCCCGTTCATGGCGGAGACTAGTGTTTCTTGGTCGAATCTGTCCGAGGCTACGCAGGGAGAAAAACTCGCAAACGGCAAGCTGATGGGCGAGATTAACAGCGCGTTCGCCGCCACTGGTGAATACCCGTTCACTGCGCAAGAAGTCCGCGACGTTACCGGCTTTGAGAATGGCGAGCCTCTAGAGGCTCTGCCTGAGGGCGACGAAAGCGGCGACGAGCCAATCATCCCCTAAGCAACTTGGCGGCTGCGAACCCTGCATATCCAGCCGCCAAAGCCCCCGCCACTGATAGCACCAAGGCAGCTTGAGACGGGAGCAACGGGAACAGCGCCGACAGAAGCAACACAAACCCAGTGAAAGCCGAATAAATCCCGCTCGCAATCTTACAAATCATATCTGCAATCTCCAGTGATACAATTGCGGCCTAAGCCATGGAGCCTGAAATATGCCACTTCCCCTGCTGCCGCGCAATATAAATGACCCTACCGCGCAGGATGTTAGAGAGCGGGCGCTGATTAAGGAGTTCAAGCGCCGTATCGACAAGATAGGCAGTGGCGTCAAGGCCATTCTAGATCGCCAGCAGCCGACAAGCATCACGTTGAACGCTCTTGACATTGAGGTCAAGAAATACGAGTTCAACATTGATGAGGCGCAGTATGACTTCCTCGGGTCTGAACTTGACAGCCTGATTGACAGATTGATCCTTGAGGGGGCTGATCGCGGCTCGCTATGGCTAATGACTGGGTATGTGCAGCCAGCCTATCAGCAGGGCACGGCAATGGCCTGGGGCAACCTGAAGGTCCAGAGCAAGGACTACAGGCTCTCGCGCCCAGACCTTGAGAGCATCCTCACAAGCGCCCCGTATCGTCGCCGACTTGGCTATATCAAGTCCCGCGAATTCGAGGAGATGAAAGGTCTATCGGCGCAGCTCAAGAAGGATTATCGGTTCGCGCTGCTGGATGGCATGGCGCAAGGCATGAACCCGCTAGCTATCGCCGACAAGATCACGCAGACGACCGGAGAGGCTATCACGCGCACGCGTAGGGTTGCGCGGACCGAGATAACGACTGCTCTGAAGCGTGCGCGGCTGGATGAAGCAGAAGATACGAGTGAACGCCTAGGCCTGAAGCTGATGATGATGCAGATCAGCGCCTTGAGCCCCACGACTCGGGCGAGCCATGCGGCGCGGCATGCGAAGCTGTACACGCTTGAGCAGGTGCGGGCGTGGATGTCGACTGTGCCTAACATGATCGCGTGTAAATGCACGTTCATTGAGGTGCTAGTAAACGACGACGGAACCCCATTCGCACCCGGCATCATAGCTCGCGCCGAGAAGATGCGACCGGATGATTACGAGCCGGTTGATGACTGACAAAAAAGGCGCCGTGTAGGCGCCTTTTCTTTACTCCAGCTCAAACCGCTTCGAGCCGCACATCAGCGTGTAGCGGTTGACTTTCATGATGGCGCCGCCGTCTTCGCGGATCAAATAGGCATGCTCCGTCTCGCGCACTACAGGGTGCGTCTTTCCATCAGCCATAGAGCGCAGCTTTAGCTGCTCCCATTCAACCGTGACAGCACCCACGGCGTTAAAGCGATGGCGCACGAAGCGACAAGGCGGTAATGCGTCGATGAACTCTCGGCTTTCTATGCGGCTCGCGAATTGTTTGATGGGCATGATCGGTAGTTCCATTGATTTGAGCCGGCATCATGGCGGCGAAACTTTTTCGCGTCAAGCTGAAAATAATGCTTGCATGGCGTCAAGCAAGTTGACAGAATCAGCTCATCGAAACGAGCAACGGAGCAAGACGAGATGAGCAAAGAACAAGCCTACTATTGCGAACAGTCGTATTCATTCCAATGCGGCTTTCAAGACTGCCGAGGCGGGGAACACTTCAATAGCCGTACTAGCCTTGAATGGCAGCGCGGTTGGCGCTATGCAAACGAACGCCGCACACGGTAAACCCGCCCACCTCAAGCCCCTTAACTGGGGCAACAACCCTGAGAAACAACAATGCCAATCGCGACCGCCGTACTCGTAGTAACCGTATGCACCGCCAGTAACTGCCCGACCTACAAGATCGCCGAATACTATGGGTCATTCCAGTCAATCGGCAAGAACCACTGCGAGGGCAGCGCTAACGCCATGAATAGCGTCCCTTCGCCAAAAGGCACGACCATGCATTACCAGTGCCACGGTCCTGACAATGCGAAGCTTGTCATCACGGCTGATGTTGATCGTAAGTTTTGAGGAGAAATGCAATGCTGCCAGACCACTACCGCTACAGCGATGTACTCAATGAGTCAGGGCTGATTATCACCTGCCAAGTGTTCCAGGCCATCAAGGAGACGCCTTGCGGTTACTGGGTTGTGCCTATGCATGGCGTACGCCTTGTGGGCGACCTTATAGCTAGGCACATGACACAAAAGGCGGGTTATGATCGGCCGCGCTTTGTCTTGAAAGACTCCGGCAAACGTTACTGCTACCCGGATCACAAGAGCGCCATGCAATCTTACGCCAGCCGCAAACGCTGGCAGATAAAGCATGCAGAGAACTCACTCTATCGCGCCAGGCACGCACTGGCTGCAGCAGATAAAATGCTCTCTGTTGGAGATGTTTTCCCGCGCGAAAAGTGGTGCAATAGCATAATTACTGGCATGCCAGAAGAGTTCCGCAACTGGACACGGGATTGGTGATTAGAGCCAAACCCCAAGCGTAACCTCCTCCAGCGGGGCGTAGCACATGATCAGCGCGTCAGCCAGGTTGGGCGATGGGATGCCGCGCTTTTTCATGTCCGCCTTGCTCTCGACCTTTACCCTGCTGCCAGGTCCGTAGTCTATACGCGGCCTGGATAGTTCTGCCTTCAGCTTCTCCAGATGCGGCAACTTTGACGGCAGGCTGATAAGCTCTCCGGGGTCGTATACCGCGCCTTCCCGCACGGCCCGATACGTCTTAAAGAACCGATCACGCAAGGCCCACCACGCCTGCGCCTTGACGTTCAAAAACATGTCGCCGTTAGTCTTACCGGTCGTGTAGTTTTTATCCTTATCCTGCACCTCTCCGCCAGCATTAAAGCCGTGGATGGTGAAGTCGTGCGTCTCATTTTGGCGAATCTGGTTTAGCTCCGCCTTGGTTCCAGCGCCAACGCCGATGTTGTCGTATACCAGCTTATGGGCGCCATGCTCAACCGCATAGGCATAGCACCTGCGAGCCGTATAGATAACGTCCTTGCCCTTGCCGCCCCACTCATCAAGATCAAGCACCACAGAGCCCTGGGCAAAGCACAGCGCGCTTGTATCCTTGCCAGATTCGTCTGCAATGTCCTGACCGATTACCCTTGCACCAACCGGCTCGAACTCTAGCAGGATGTGCGCGTCTACCGCCGCCTGGATCCATGACGGCTTAATGATTGCTTGCTCGCTATCTGCGGTAGGCTGCCCGAGCCAGATATGCTCGTATAGGTCAGGGTCTTCCTTGCGCATGTTTTCCATCTGAATGCGCGACGTTTCACCGAAAAAGCAGTTCTCGGTATAGTTGACCTGTTTCGTTATGGCATAGCGCTTTGTCCGCTCATCATCAACCCATGCGGCGCATACTCCAGGCCCAAAGCGCATGTGCGTAGCATCCAGCACGTTCTTGGGGTTGTAGCAGACCATCAACTCGGCGCCGTCTTTACGCAGCGTTGGGATCAGCACCTGCCACGAGTCTTCCGATATATTCTCGGCCTCTTCGCAAAATGCGATATCGATCCAGTCCATACCCTTAACGCTGGTGACGTTGCGGTACAGACCTGCAAAGACCATCTTTGACCCGGTAGTCATGTGGCTGATTTCTTTGTCTGTGATATAGAACTGATCACGCAGACCAAGCTCCTCGATCACAGCCTCAATGGTCTGTTTGATCGAGTCGGCAATAGACTTTTGGATTTCACGGAAACAGCCTACATGCGTGCGCGTAGCCTGCATGCGAGCAATGATGATACGAATGAACGATTGCGTCTTAGCGGATGCTCGCCCGCCCCTGGCGACTTTTACCATCGCCGGATACAGGTAATCGCCAAAGATCTCCGGCATCAAGATCTGCGGCGAGCACTGTACATCCGTGACGGTTCGGCCAACCAGTCTGACAACTCGATTGACTTCTTTGTTCGGCCCGCACAGGCCAATTACCATGGACTCGACTTTGCCGGTCTTCGCCTTGGCGCGGCGCTCCAGCTCTTCGATTAGCGCCTTGGTGACGCGTTTACGCATTATCCTGCGCCGTCAGCATCTCTTCGATGCGGGCGAGTCGGTCGGCCAGCTCTGTGACCTCGAAAACCTTGATACCAGCTACAATCATGGACACCATGGTGTTGCCCATGTCAACGGGCAGGATGCCTTCCGCGACAGCCTTTGTCACAGCCTCGATCTTTTGGTGCGCATCACCGTTTTCGGGAAAGTCGAATTTGATGGCGGGCATGGTCGCTTTGTCGGAAGGGTACAGGCGGGCCAGCAGTTCCTTTAAAAGCATCCCGGACGCAGGGTCACGAGGCATCAGCGCGCGGCGCACGGCAATGCCATAAAAGATCGGCTCCACATCCAGGCGATCAAGCCCTTCGTTTGCCGGATCTTTCATTGCTTCAGCATAAAGCGCGTCGAGAATCATCGTGCGTTTCTCTTTGCCTCGGCGCCCACGGTCTGATGGCTGGTAATCCTTACTGAATCGTCCGCTCACTGCTTAACTCCTTGATCCTGGGTAGACGGAAGCATTTTAGCAACGTTTCCACGGGCCTTCGCGACCAGGCCAAGGACGCATCCCCAGCCAACGAATTGCAGCCATTGAGGCGCAGCAAAGGACGGGTAAATAACTCCGGATATGATGAATACCGCGAATCCTACTGAGCTTCCCGCAAGGCCGATTGCCAGGAGTGATACGCCAGTGCGCTGCCTTGCGCCTGCCTTTGGCCTGTAGCAATAGATGAATAGGAATGTCGCTACATGGATAAAGAAACGCACCCACATCATAATGCTGTCAAGATCCATCGTTATTGCTCCGCTGATTTACGAACGGGACATAGCCGAGGATGTCCTTGACCCATTTCGGCAATCCGGCCTTGCTTTCGACCATTGCCCCCGCAGCGGTAAATACTACAGCGCATAGGGCAGCGATACCACCGGACACCACCATAGCCTTTTCGTTCCACGGAGGCCCCCCAGGGTAGAAGAACACCCCGCCACCGAACCCCATGCCGCACGAGAACAGCCCGAGGTAGACCTTTTGGCCTAGAGACGTTGCCGATGGCCTGGACAGCAGGAAGCACGTTCCAATAAGCGCGCCAGCAACGGCGAATGGGTTGATAACCCCACCAATTGCGCATAGCCAGGCCCAGAATATAACAGTGCACTGCTCACGCATGAGGGCTCATCCTTGTGGTTATGAAAGTCATGCGCTGAATCTCGGTTAATTGATAGCCGAATAATACCACATGCATAAAAAAGCCCGCCGGGTGGCGGGCTAAATGCTATCAGGCTAGGATAGGTACCCGCTTGCCGCGTCAAGGTCATCAGCAAGGATGCTTGCCGTTGTTAGTAATGGCTTCCCGGTCAGATCCCACAAGGAAGGCCTGCCAATATAAACGTTTGGCGCGTATGTAGTAATGAAGCTTGATCCAACCCTACCAGCGGCTGGCACCGTAGCCGGAACTATGATCTGAGAGTCTGCAAATTGCCCGCTTCCGGTAGCAATTTTAACGCGGTCAATATATACAGAAACTGCATAAGTATGCGCTAGAGCGTCTCGCGACCACTCAAATGCAAGCTGATGAGTAGACCCATTAAGAAGCCCGGTAAGTGCAGACCCGACAATATCAATCTGCCCGGCAGACGTTGATGATACTGGGAAAATTATGCTCGCCTTGCTGATTGTTCCTGCGGAGTTTGTCAGCGTAATCCCCCACTGCGCTGTTGTTGTTGTGTTATTTAACACTCCAATTATGGA